CGCAATGGGGGTCCTTCTGAGCTAACGCTCGGGGGCTCTTATGACCCGTCCTGAGTATAACTTACTTGAGACGGACATGAGAACTAGAAGCGAAACTACTCCACATTCGACTGGATTACGGACCGAGTATTACGCGAATGGCAATACTACACTCACTAACGTGAATTTTAGTCCTGCCTACTCGCGTTCTACGAGCGATGTAGTCGTTCCTGGCTTTGCAGTCAGGTCTGCGAAAGGAGAGGTGTTTAACAACCCCTTCTCCTCGACAGCATGGTATAGATCCTACAACGGGTCTTACTATAACGAACGTAGGGATGGTGGCGTGTTCGTTAACAGCGTTACCTACGACCATGGGGTTTGCGGATTTATTCTTTCTTCCGCTCCTAACCTCTCGGTCGGAACAGTTCCGGATTACTCTGGAACTGCAGGTAACAAGGCAATGGCTGGTGTTAATTCTACCAGCTTTAATGCACCTTTGTTCCTTTTGGAACTTCAGAAGACTCGTGCTCTAATTCCCCAAATCGGTGAACGCTTGGTAGATCTGTTCAAGATCTATCGTGCTATTCGTCGAGGTGGGAAGATTTCGCACTATCTTCCGGCGACCTCTAAGAACCTTGCTAACGCTTGGCTCATTGGTCGTTTCGGTGTTACGCCTTTGCTGTACGAACTTTCTGGTGCTACCCAACTTCTCACGAAATTGCCGCCTCCACGGAGTACATCCCGTGGCAATGCGTCTTTTTCTAATCAAGTTTCTGCGGATTTCGGTATTACCGATTCCCCAGGTACTTGGATTCTCACCCAGACGAAACGTGTGGATGTAGAATGGAGAAATGGGATCCTCTATGAGTCTTCAGTTTCACCCATAGAGAGGGCTGCGAAACTCGGCATTACTCGGCCGGCGACTGTGGCCTGGGAACTTCTTCCCTGGTCATTTGTCATCGATCGGTTTGTCGATATTTCAACTTGGCTTGATGCCTTACAGCCTGATGGCACTACCCGCAATCTTTGCGCCTGGAAAGGTGCAAAAACTACCACTACTCGCCGTATACAATTCAAGAGTTTTACTCCTGGATCAGCTTACGGTGTAAATTACTTTGGTTCTCAAATGTCTTGCGACATTACAGAGCTCTCCATCGTAAAAAGTAGGGATCCCTGGGCTCCAACGGCGGTTCTTCCTCCGTTTAACCCTTACTTCAATTATAAGCACCTCGCCGATTACGCTTCTCTGGTTCGCCAGAGAATTCGACTTGGAGCTTGACCACCTGAGGTTCAACCATGACTATTACAGTCAACACCAAGGCCTTCGACGTCAAATCCTCTTCGGAGAATTACGTTGAATTGCAAAACTTTGCGGTCGCAGCTATTGCTGCGGAACGCATGCGTCTTGCTTATACCGATCCGAAGCCCACTAAGGACTACGTCGGTAATGGCCGTTCGGAAGGCAAACTTACCTTTCGTGATGCAACTGGTGCAGTGACCGGGATTCTCTCGATCAACTCTTCCATCCGTGCAGACGTTTCTGAAACTGACCGTACGACGATGCTCAGCACTCTCGCAGCTCTTGCTGCAGATGCCAAGTTTGTCGCGCTTGTTAAGCGTGGTCAAATTCCTTTCAACGGCTAACACAGCCTAGTTTGGATTAATTTCAGCTTCTATAGGAGACGCGAGATGCGTAACCCGAAAATATCTGTTAAGGATCTCCTTTCTAAATGGACGCGAGAAGCGTCAAGGAAGGGCGCTGACCACATTGCGTGGTCGGTGCTAGGAAGTATGGTAGACGGTCTGGAGGCTAATGAGACACTTCTCGATATCCCACGTCTTAAGCAAGCGATTTCCGCTCGCGACGTTGGGGAGATGTTTCTCTTAGCCGACGCCTTGATGCCATCGAAGTATGCATCTCCCGCTATACTTTTGCGGGATAGGCAGATCGTGGAGTGCTTTAAGAAGTTCTCGTTTTCCAATTCCCCCTTTAACAAAAGGGAGAAGGCGCTTCTGCGCTTTTGGGAAGCCGAGGAAATGTGTGCGCAAACAAATAAACGTTTGCGTCGCACAGTCTTCCTTGGTGGTGAGCAAGAAATTTCTAACGATATGACTTATGTTCTAAATCATGCCCGCAGAATTATTGCTCATTGCCTTGGCACTTTCTCAACCGACGAAATGTTGGTTGATTCACGCTTCGGACCCGGCGCGACACTTTGTGTCACAGGACCCTATACGACGGAATACTTTAAGCTCGCAGAACTTGAGCCTACAGTTTCGTCAGGGGCCTTTGCCTACGCGGAAGCTTTACTCAACTACGACCGTAAGTGGCTTGCATACCTTTCCGGAATGCATCCATTGGACGTGGCTGGGCGGTTCAACCTTGTCTCTGACTCGGTTGCCCCGGAGCTCCGAATCTCCGACCATAATAAAGTAAGTTTTGTTCCCAAGTCAGCTAAGACCGAGAGGTCTATAGCTATTGAGCCTTACTTCAACCTTTACTTCCAACTTGGTGTTGGTGGTATGATCCGCAAACGTCTGAAAAGAACGTTTAACATCGATCTGTCCTCTCAAGAGGATAATCAGGTCGGTGCTTACCTCGGATCCGTAGATGATACATTAGCAACTATCGATTTTTCAATGGCAAGTGATACTATTGCCAGAGAAGTCGTTAGATTACTAATTCCCGATGCATGGTTCACGCATCTCGATAATCTACGTAGCAAGAATATGCTGCTGGATGGGGTAGTTATTCCCTACAGCAAATTTTCTAGCATGGGTAATGGCTTTACCTTCGAGCTTGAAACTCTCATCTTCGCCTCCGTGGCGGTGGCTTGCTGCCAACGTCTCGGGATTGACTCCGAAAATATTCGCGTCTTTGGAGATGATGTTATTATCCCCATTGAAGCTGTCTCTTTGTTCAGAGAAAGCTGCGACTTTTTAGGATTCAAATTCAACGATGAGAAGAGTTTCTGGTCCGGCCCTTTCCGTGAATCTTGCGGAAAAGACTACTTCGAAGGACAATATGTTAGACCCATATACTGTGATGAACTATCCACAGTACAACAAGTCGCCTCCTTCTCCAATCGATTACTTGCACTTAACCGTGCAGTGGATCTTTGTGACTGGGATTATAAGTGGCTTGACAGGGTTGTTCGGCATCTTAGGGGTTTTATTCCTAAAGATGTTAAGCAACACCTTCTTGGTGTAGCAACTGAGTCTTTTGATCAGAACATCCATGTCGAATGTATCTCCGAGCTTTCAAACTCGGCGTTCGTTCGCTGGTGTCCAGATCTTCAGGCTTGGTTGTGTCCATCAATTAGGTTTCAACCTAGGATATTTTCTAGGCGCGGCCCGGCGGCAGCACTTTTGGTGCAGTCGTCGATTAAGCCCCGAGGACCAGGAGATCTTCTTGATCCTCGTGAAGCCTGTCTGTCTAACATCACCGGTCGTGAGATCGGTGGTTACGTACTTGGAACAACCCCGTGGTATGGTCGCCACGGGGACCTGACAACCTAGAC